AACAGATACCACAACTATCTTCTCGCAATAAGTCTTATAGGTAATCCTGTATTTGCCAATACCAGCAATACGGCTGCTCCTGTAGCTCAATCGTCATCTTCAGTGTCTAACTTCGCAACCCAAGTTTTAGGTGGCCCGATGGTTGAAAATCAATATGGTGCTGGAATAGTTTGCTCTGGTCCACAAATGGGCTTTACTCCGTTTGTAACTACAACATTCAATCAAAGACGGCCTCAAGATTATACTTATGAAACTCCTGTCTACGACACAACAGACGCAGATAATGATGGAGTGCCAGATAATCCAGGGAATATACTTTACTATCAGGAAAACTATAGTGGTAACAAGGATTCTCTTGGACTTAACTTTGGGTTTGCATTTACATTTAATATTCCATTAGATAATAGATTTCAAGACTCCTGTTTAGAAGCTGCAAATACCCAAATAAAACTACAAAAACAAGAATTAAATGCAAAGATGCTTAATTATGAAATAGCAAGACTAAAAAATTGTGGGGAATTAATGTTAGCTGGAATTTATTTCGACCCAAAAAGTGAGTTTGCAAAGTTATGCGAGGGAGTTCGTATTGCTCCAAAACCTAATCAAGTTATACCGCACACTCACAAATTAGAGATAAAAAAATAAGCATTGGCCCTGGGCTCACTACCTACTCGTTGGAGTAGAGGCTATCAGGTAAGCAATGCTTATATATTATATTAGCATAAAAAAGGCAGCAGGCAAGCACGGTTAGACTTGCCCACCTAGACGCCCTATCCATTGCCTTGGCGAATAGGGTTCTTCTATTTTACATCATCTTTTTTCTTTGTAAGTTTTTTAAATAAATTTTTTATTAAAGGTTTGACAATATTAAGCAGTAATGGAGTAGTGGCAGCAACAGTAGCAATAACAGCAGTGCTAACAAGCTGTGGAGGATTCGGTATGTATTGCTCGATGAATTTAACGTCTTCATAAAGCGTTATGCACTTACTACCATCTTTACTTCTTAAATGACCAGATACCCGTTCGAGTTTAAACTCTGAAGCATATTGGCCTACCCTTTGGTCATTCGGTCCAGGGCACTCAACAAAAAGCGGTTTATCTTCTTTTTTCTTTGGTTCGTATTTTGGAGGTTCTACTGTTGGCGGTACAAACTCTTCTGTTTGATTGGGGGTTTCGGCCTGTGTGTACTTAAATTCATTGGGGTTATACTCCAAAGGTTCAAAACTAGGAATACTGAAGTTACCACATTCTGTATATGTTCCATATTCATCTTT